CTTGGCCTCGTCGGGATTCTTGCCGAGGGCATAGATAAGCTCGGCCGGTTGCGCCGCTGCGTGAACGATGATGCCCTGCTGGTGGGGCGAAAGGATGCTGAGGGCCGTCTCTTCGGCATCCTCGTAGTCGGCGAGGCCGAGCGCGGCCTTGGCTCCGTGATAAGCGGACAACTCGCCCTGCCACGCTTCATCTTCGCTCTTCCGCGCGGCCTTCGCCTTCGCCTCCAGTGCGTCGGCTTCTGTCTTTTTGCTATTCCAGTCGAGTAATGCTTTCTCGAACTTCTCGGCGTCATAGTCGATGCCCGGATCGGCGATGCTCGGCTTGGCGCCGATGGCGACGGGCGCGGGCTGCTCCGACATCGCTGCCTTCCGCTTCAGCTCGCGGTTCTCACGGATAAGCGTCTGCCGCTCCTTGCGGAGATTCTTGACCCAGTCGGGCGCGGGCAACTTGTCCTCTTCCGGCGTTTCGTCGCCGAGCTGGATGGTAACTGCCGGCTCGGGCGGCTCTTCGGACGCTGGCGCTGGCGCTTCCGCCTCGCTTTCTGCCTCCTGAGCGTCCTCTTCCTGCGCCTCTACTTCGATGACCGCTTCTTCTTCTAATTCTACTGCCATTGTCGTCTCCCCCGAGATAAGTTTTCCATGGAGCTTACTGCCCCAAGCCTTGCGCTATTCGATCTTGCGGCAGCGCCGTGTGCTCTGCGTTGGCGAGCCGATGAAGCGTAACGATGTCCACGGGCGCTTTTTCCTTCGCCGGCTCCGGGCTTCCGGCTATCGCCTGCTGGGCCTGCGGGAAGGACTGGATCGGAGCCGCGCCCGGCGCGGGCAGCTCGCCGGTCTTTTCGAGGATGCCCAGCACGTGGTTGTCGCCGGCCTGGTCGGTATCGGTGATGATCTGCTGCGTCTCCGCGTTGATTTTCTGAGTCTCGGCGACCGTCTTGATGACTGCAGCGCGCGCCTTCGTGGCCTCGGCAGCGGCCTGGTCGGCCATCGCCTTCATCGCGTCCGCGTTCGGATCGGTCGGCGCGCTCGCGGCCATCTCGGCCATGATCTTCTTGTCCTCTTCCGTCGCGACGATGACGCCTTTGGAGACGAGCCGCGTGCGGATATACTTCCGAAGATCGCCCAGGCCCTCGCCCTCCATATTCATGAGCGCATAGAGCTGGATGATCTGCGCGGTATCCTGGTCTTGCGTTACCGCGAGCATTCCGGTCAGCTCGCGCACGAGCGCCGACTTGCGCGACTGGCTGGACGGGCCGACCGTCACCGATACGTCGAATGCCGCGCGCGTGAGATCGTTCGCCGCGCCCGTCGCTCCGGTTTCCTTATCGATAGTCGGCGTCAGCAGCTCGACGCTGCCCGGCCCGCCTTGCTCGTCCAGTGTCTTCATCTTCCGACCGCTGGACGTGTATATCTCCTTCGCTATCGACAGCCACACCTCGCCGGCCCGGCGTATCGCCTTCGCGAAGTTGGAGACGTAGATAAAGGTCTGCATGTCCATTCGGTTCTGGATCATCTCAACGGCCTTGCCGGAAATGTTCGAGACCATCTTATCGGCTTCCTGCTGGTTGCCGAGAATCGACTGTATGTCTCCGTCAGTGAGCGAGAGAAGCGCGGCCATCGCCGGCGGCACCTGCGGAGGCCGAGTATACGCGACAGGCGCGGCAGGCATCGGATTCCCTGCCGCGTCGGTCGTCGCGTTGATCAGTAAGTAGGGATAGTTCTTGAGATTGTCTTCGGACCACATTTGAGTATGACCGACGATCTGATCGGGAGTCAGTATCGGCTTCTCGATACTCGATAGCGCACTGAGCTCGCCGAGCTTAGAAAGCTGCATGTTCTTGAGGCGCTGCGCGTCCTTGGCGAGACGAACGTGGCCCATACAGCGTTCTATGTTGTCGATGAACCATCGCTTGCCGAAGGTCGGTATGACGGGGATGAACTTGCCTGCGATGATGCCGCAATCTTCCAGCACGTCACCACCCGAGAGGATATACTTATGGACGTGTCGCCGCTCGATTTTCTTCTCGCGCAGCTTCTTGTTTCCGGTAGACAGCAGCGTTTTCTCTAGCTCGGGATCGGCGTCGAAATCGCTTTGGTCATACTTCTCTTCCTCGCCGATGAGGTTGGCCCACGTCTGAACTAATTCTTTCTTTTCCTCCACGACATAGTACTCGGCAACGTGGACGATGTCGGGCAGCGCCCAGTCGTATTGCGATTGAATAATCTCTTTGGGCCACGTCGCGGGATCGTCGCCCCATTCCTCTTCGTAATCCTCGCGCGTCACTGATGTGATGACGAAGCAGTACTTGGCGTCCGACTTATCCTGGCGCTTCGCTCCGAGGTCAAAGAACACGGAAGAGTCCGCGTCGAATATCGGCTCGATGCGCACGCGCTGATAGTCGGTCTCCTCGTCCTCAGGATCATCGTATGTCGTCGTAAGGCGGAAGGCTCCGAAGCCACCACCAACGGCCTCCTCGAATGCGTTGTCGTATGCCTCGTCTGCGCACGAGTCTTGCTCATCGGCGCGATACAGCCCGTTGCATACGTCGGAGAGGCCGGACGAGTCCGTGCCATCCTTCGCGACGAACTCCACCGATATCCGGTTGTTGCGATACTCGTTGATGATGCGCATCACTGCGACGTGGATCTTGTTGACTTCGAACTTCGGCTTGTTCTCGAATTGCTCGGCCAGGTCGCCTTCCCACTGCGCTCCCGCGATAGAGTAGAATCGGCGATCTTCCAGGCATAGCAGCCGCTCCTCGCGGACGGCCTCTTGGATCGCGTCGAATTGTTCGAGAGCCTGCGCGTGAATCTTCGCTAGGCGCTCGGCCTTGGTGGGGCTAGGCATGCGGAGCCTCCCGGCGATAGCCGGCGCTATAGAGTCCGACCGACAGGCGCTGAATTGTCTCTTCGGAGAAGTTCAACGCCAGCTCGCCGTCGATGATGTGAAGAACCTCGTGGAGCAGCGTGTCCTCTGCCTGGTCGGCTGCGAGCGTTTCGTCCAGGCAGATAACTTGGCGCCCGCGATTCGTCGAGCCCATAAGCGTCGGGAGCTGGTTGGTGGGGAGGCGATCAACGCGATACGGCTTCCCGAGAATGTGAAGCGTCATCGGCTCAGGCACGTGAGGCCTCACGAATAGCATCATGCGCCTGCATGACGTGAGACTTGCCGCGCAGTTCCACTCTTGGCACGTCGATGAGGTGCGCTCCGGTTACGAACAGGTAGACGCGCGCCCGGAACATCGTCCAGCCCGTCTGCCACCTCGTCTTAATCCGATACCACAGCGGCGGAGGCGGATTCATAATGCGCTCGATCTTCTTCGCCTGATTCGTCGTCGCGCCGTTGTAGATATCCTTACAAGCCTGCATGAGCTGGCTGTTCGGCATCGCCGCGATCTGCGCGACTGTTAGCCGGCGTCGCCCTCGGATGCGGAGCACGCGGCACATCGCCTCATACGACGCGAGCAGCGCAACGCGGTCGCGCTCGGCTTTAATTCCCTTGTTGTGAAGATTCATACTCACCACCTATTCATCGTCGGGATGGGCGATACAATCGCCTTCTTTACAGTCGATTTCACGAGAGCCGGGAAAAGCTCGGCGAGCACCCACACCCACGCGTCAGCCCGGTTAGGCGACCGCTCGCCAGTATACCCCATCGTACTAAATCCCGATAACTCGTCCTCCAGCTCAACGAACCGGCCGACGTGGCGGACCTTCCCCTGCTCGTAAAGCGCGGAGAACGGCTCGGCGCGCACAGCCTTGCCGCGCGAAGCGGTAACGGCCTTGAACGGCGTGCGAGGCCGCGCCACCTGGATCGTCTGCGCAACCATCGCGCCGCCAAAGTTAGTCTCACCGACAATCACGTCGGCCTCGTGCCTATCGAACGCCGTCGTGGCGATCCTACCCCATGTCCCTGGCCCGGCCTTGATCGTACAATCCTCTAACAGATACGCGTTGCCGTCCGTCCCGAGCGCTCCGATCACGATACCGATCTCATCGTTATCCGCGTTGTCTATGTCGCCCGAGCCGGACGGATCGACGCCCACGACGACGCGGACGAACGCAGGCACAACGCCGTCCTCTACTCGCCACTTATCGATGTTCTCATCGGGGAAGAGCGCGTTGGGGTTGGCCTCCGCGAATCGGCCTTCAAGGAATCGTATGCGCATCCTCGCCGGCATCGCTTCCAGCTGGCGGATATACTCGGGCGAGAGGTTATCGATATTGTCTTTCGGATTCATCTGGAAGGCCGCGTAGTCGAGCGGCGATGCGAGCGGCTTCCGCGTCTCGGGATCGCACTTCTCGATGAAGAGGCGATACGTCCAATGGCTCTTCGGCGGAGGATTACAATCATAGTACGCGCGCAGCCGCAAGAGCGAATCGGGACGGCCTTTGATCTTCTGAACTGCCTTCTGCGATAGTCGCGTCTGGCCCAGTAGCACCGAGCCGTAGGGAATCTGCGAGCACTCGTTGAAGAAGAGCGTGGCGAACTCCATGCCCAGAATCTTCTCGGCGCGTTCCTTATCGTCCAAGCCGCCAAACCATATCTCCGAGCCGTCGCCAATCGACACGTACTTGTCTTGCGTATGCGGTTCGTAAGGTACGCCGGGGAAACAGAGCTTCATGACCTTGGGGAACGTGTCGAGATAGATAGAAGCGATGAGGTGGTTGAGCCGGAAGCGGAAGATCGCGTGACGCGAGCCGGGCGCTTTCAGCGCGCGCATCGCGATGTTGCGCGTATAAAGGAACGTCTTGCCCGAGCGCGAGCCGCCGAAGCCCATTGTGTGCGGCGCGTTCCCGGCGATAATCGCCTGGGCCTCTTCTTGCCGCGCCGTTAGCTTCACAGCGCCTCGTCGTGCGACGTTGCCATAACGATGACCGCGCCGTCCAGCTTCACCTTGCTGCCCTCCGTCGCCTCGCGAATCTCCTTCAGCATCGAAACGGCCGGCGAACCGCCTTCCATAAGCACACCGCGCGCTACGAGGTCGATCAACGCCTCGCCTGTGACGCTCTTTACTTTGTACTTGGGCTTCCCGTCCTTGCCGATTACGTCCAGCACCTTGATGTCGTGCTTCTTGGCCAGGAACTCGG